GATAAAGTGAGAAAAGATAATTGTTTTACCGGCTGCTGTTGGCAGTGATATTAAAGCGTGTTCGTTGGCTGGTTTAGTTTCAAACCAATGATGTAGGGAGTTGATTGCATCCCTTTGGTAGTATCTTAATTTCATTTAATCGTGACAAAAACAACTTCTACTATCATCATCAAGAAAATCTATTTGAGCTTGTTTTTTATTTGAAAGATCTAATATGTCTATATAAGAAATTTTATTTTTAAATGTGTTTTTCATTTTTTTTTCTTCATTAATCCACCACTCTGTTAAGTCTGGTCTTTCTTTTACTAATTTTGTTAACGTTCTAGTTCCTTTTAAAAAACAAAGGTCGCAATTACCAGCTAAAGTTTTGCCATCATGGCTGGGTAGTTTTAAATCAAACGTGTTGCTATTCCAAAAATTTGAAACATCCTTTAATGTTTTTTTATCTTCGTATAAAGGGAAATAACTTTCCCATTTATTTTTGCCTGTTTCGTTTTGTGCTTTTTGTTTTGCAACTCTATTTGGTTCGTCATGTCGAAGACCAACAATATTATTCCATTCTTTATATCCTTCGTTTTGCATAAATCTTTTAAACACATTCATCTTTAATTCTTGTGTGCAAATTCTTAAATAAGGATTGGGTAACATTTTTTTTCTTTTATTCAATTGTGCAAATGGTTCACCGTTTCTGCTTGCAGTTTCGTAAGAAACTTCTTTGGTTCTATAAATTGGCCTTTCTTCATGTATATCTAATTCAACCCACCTAATTTTTACATTCCAATTAACAGCACAATTATTTATAAAATCTAAAGTCTCTGGCATTTCCTTACCTGTATTGGCAAATACCACATAACAGTCTTTAGGTAGTGTTCCGCTATGAGCATCTATAATTTGTTTGAGCATATATCCAGAAGTTCTACCACCGCTAAAACTAATTAGGGCGGGACCTTCTATCTTGTATGGATTCATTAGTGTATAGATCCATTTTGCACTTCGTAGAAATCAAACATTCTTTCTATAATGTCTGGATCTATCTCACCGCTTTCTAGCTTTGTAAGTAACATCCCGGATATAGCACTTAAGGCATCTTGTGTGCTGAGTGAATGTTTGAACACTAACTCAAGGGCAAATTGTAATAAGACCACGATCATGGTTTGTATATCTAGATCAAGTGATTCCCACTTCTCTATGTTTTTATTTAGATCCAACATAATTTGGTCTAAAGTTTCTTTGTCAAATTGATTTTTCATGTATTAAACTATAACTTATAAGGCGAGCAGTAGCTAAAGTATTACTCAGGTCGTTGAGAGCATTAGCTACTACTCGGTATTTCATCACAAAGTCCCTCTCTCTCCTGACCTGTTTACAGAACTCTGCGATGAAATTCTTTTACTTGTCCCAATCAAACCCATCGTCATCGTCATCAGTAGATGCGACAGCTTCGACAGGTGTTTCCTGGACAGGTTCTGATTGTTGAGGTGCTGGTGTTGAATCACCTTTTGGATTGAATTTAGCGATGACATTCTTATCATCCCATTTCGTACCATCACCTTTGTCTCCACCAATCTCTATTTTAAGAGTAGCATCAAAAGGTACGTTCATCATGGATTCAAGAGCTTCAAGATTGAAGTTCTCAACATCAGGATCTAAGCCCATAGCTTTTCTCCAATTACGTATCTTGCCTTTGGAAACGTTAAGGCCGTTACCTTCAAGCATAAAGTTCTCCCAAACTTTTCTGCCAGCGTATTGAGGACCAATAACTTCAAAGGTAATATTAATCATCTTATGATTATTGGCTTTACTTTTTTTAGATTCCCAAGTCTGTGCAACCATTTCATAGTCACCGGCTGGCATGGGACCTATAGAACTTGGATCAAGTTCTTCAACATCAGTTAAATTAATTTCAAAATCACTCATTTTTTTACTCCTGTTTTAGATTTTAAAGATTCTTTTAAAGCAGTCATGAAGGCACTCCACTCTAGTTCTAAAGGGGCACTCCCCAAATCAACTCTAGACTTAGCGTCAAACGAGGCTGCATACTTGTGAAACAACTTACGTTTGCCGTAAGACACACCTCTCGTTGTTTCTTTAAAGCCCTGTCCACTTGTACGAGTTGTAACTTCGTAGTTCGCAAACAGATTAAAATCTACCCATTCCTTTATCATCGCTGATACCTTCTTGTGTAGATTCAATTCCCAACGATCATAAGGTTCTCTCTCAGGATCGTTAAAAGTTCTTATGGATACATGCGATAACAAGATGACATTCATCTTTCTTTTCGCCCCCAGGTCATCAAACATATGTAGTAATGCACGGTATAGTTCAGATGCTTCTGTGTATCCTTTACCGAAACCCAAAGCCTCGATTGATTTGACTGAATGATTTTGACACACCTTCTGATGTATCAGTTTCTCAGCCCAATCTGTGGTATCAAAGACTAAGGTTTTGTAGTTGTGTTCCTCATGCAACAATGTATTAACTTGTTTCAATACGTCATCATATGTTTGACACAAAGGAAAAGATGGTACGTCAATAAAGTTTGTTCCATCTTCTGTCTTAATAAATATTGGTCTGGGTGCTTGTGAGGCAAAGGTACTTTTACCAATACCGTTAGTCCCGGACACATTAATTTTTAATGTAGGCACTTTGATTCCTGTCTCTACTGAATCTAATAAACTCATTTTGTTTCTCCATTAGTTAGTTTGGCCACATCAACTTCTGCCAAATCGTTATTCATCAAACCCTCTTTAAGATCAAGCAATAATTTCTGTGCAATCTTTTGCATAAAAAATTCTCTGATGTCTTGATGATCGCTTGTATAAAATCTGAAAGAGCCTGATATTTCTGTAAGCATTTTTTCTGCTGACCCCTCCAAACCTTTTTGTAAAAAGTTAGCCTGTGCTTGTTTATATATTTCGTGGTTAAACAAAAACTCTTCTATTGATTGTTCGCTCATTTCTTTCCTCCCTTCAATGGATCTATAAAAGATATGTATGGCCTTTCATTAATCTTGGTTTGCAATCCCTCTTGTATCTTTTCAAATACATCTTGGTTCTCTTCCTCAATCTTTTTAGTCATGGCTGTGTCTTCAACGAACTGTGTCTTGAATGGGAAAAGATTTTTGGGTATGTCTTTCTTTACTTTGGATAAGAACTCCTGATCCCAGGATCTAGTAACTCTGTATTGCAACCTTATGTCTAAAGGTATTACGTTATTTAGAGGGACTCTAGTAGATCCACCTGTATTAGAAAGTTTTTTAATATGCTTTTGTATCTCAGGACGAGAAGCAATTTCTTTATCTAGCTCTGCACTAGCTTGTTTTAGTTCAGCTTGCTTTGTTAAATTCTTTTTCTTTTCCTTCAACAAATCCGCAAGGCAAAGGTCTTTAATTTTTTTATTAGTCATGGACTCTCCTGTTATTAGACACAGTTATAATAAACACTAGAAATTTTATGTCAAGAGAATACTTTACATTTAGTAAATAAGGATTTATTATTGCAATCAGACACGTTTCTTGGATTGCTATGTTCCATTGAATCAATGACCGATTTGCATAGCAAGTTTTGCTCGTCACCCAGAATCAAGGAGCGTGTCGCTAGATTAAGAAGAGGAGAGACATGAATTTAAAAAACTACATTGAGAAGAGGGGCGAAGAACCTTTAGCCAAAGAGCTTGGTGTGTCAGTAGATACAATAAGATCCTGGAGATACGGCAGTAGACAACCCTCAGTAAACCAAGCAAAGAAACTTATCAAGTTAACCGGGCATGCTCTCGATTGGGAAGGCATATACGGACCAGTAGAGGCGTAGTATGTCTCTCGATTTACAATTCAATCTCGTTGGAGACGAGATCGATGATAAGTCACGCAAAGATATGTTGGCTTCATATTATGAAAACAACTTTCATCTTATACCTTGTGGTTCAAGGGACGATGTAATACCAGATTATTTCAAAGCGAGACATCCCAACGAGGAAGAAGATGTTCTTATCAAACGATGGTCAAAGACTCCAAGAGTCAAATGGTCTGATTATATAACCAATCAACCAAGCAAAAGAGATATAGGCAGTTGGTACAAACAGTTTCCCAAATGCAATTGGGCTGTTGTAACAGGCATCACCTTTGTTGTATTAGATGCAGACTCGCAAGAAGCTTGTGAATTTGTAGAGTCAGGCAAGATTACAAGAACGCCTTTGAAACAAAGAACGCCTCGTGGTGGCTATCATTATTTCTACGCAATCAATCCTAATCTTACAATCAGAAACACAACAGGCAGACTAGACATCAGAGGTGAAGGTGGCTACGTCATGGTAAGCCCATCAAACAAATACATGTTTGAAACTGTAGACAACATCATCATAGATTCTATAGATGATTTACCTGTGCTCAACAGTCAGGATATGAATGTTATCTATGACTTCAACAACGATGGCAAGATCAATCTAGATAACAAGACACCTCTATCATTAGATGGTGTGCAATCTGGAATGCGTAACGATACGTTGGCAAGGTTGGTAGGCAAATGGATTCTAGAAGGTTGGGGTATGCGAGAAGTCATCATCAAAGCATTGGACTGGAATCAAACCAATACGCCACCTATGAGTGTGCAAGAAGTATTACATACAACCAATAGTATTTGTTCCGGACATCTTAAAAGAAACCAAGAAGATACAGACGTTGGTATATTGAAATGGAATACAAGCCAATGGCAGATAACACTAGCTGACGAACTCAAAGAGATTATGGATCAGGAGGATCCAATAGACCAACAAAAGAAACAGAAGGTGGTCGAAAGAGATCCATTAGGTTTAAAAACATTTAACGATCCCTTTTGGGATGCAATGGACTCAAGCCGTATCGAGCAGTTTTGGGGGGATGCATTTGTATTTGAACAGTCAAGAGTGTTGCTTCTTGGTAAACCCAAGATAGGTAAGTCACATTGGCTAGGGGCATTCGCTGCATCTGCTACGACAGGCACAGAGTTTATGGGCAAGCAGTTCTCTAGACCTTTGAAGGTTATGTGGTTACAGGCAGAGATTATTCACGAGTTCTTGAAACAAAGAATAGAAATGTATTACAGGCCTTATCATCACGACCCGGAGCTATACAACTTAGGCAAATCAAACCTGATAGCATCAGGCAGACTAAGAAAGAACATTATGAGAGATGGCGACATGGACGCAATAGCAGAAAGCATTGAGTATCATAAGCCTGACTTATTAATGATTGATCCTATTATTAACTTCTTCAGTGGTGAAGAGAACTCTAACTCAGAGATCCATGAAATGTTATCTAGGATAGATAAGTTAATAGAACTATTCAAAGTAGCAGTGATCATTGCTCACCATACAGGTAAAGAAAGGGCAGATGATTTGTCTTTTATGTCTGCTCGTGGTGGTAGTGCATTTGCTGGTTGGATGGATTCAGGTATCAAGCTGTCAGGCACAAAGCCAAACGTATCATTGTTCTACGAGGCAAGAAACGCAAGAGAGCCAGATCAACATCTAGCTTACTTTGACTTTGAGCGTGGCTTCTTTAGGGTGGTAGATGCACAAGACAGTCCTGATGAAGTAGAGATAGCTAGAGTCATAGCTGGAGCGATGAGTTCGTATAAGTTCTATACAAGGCAAGACCTAGAG